TGTTTAAGTTGGTATTAGTTTTATCTCCCCAAGTACCGGCGTTCTCGCCAGTTGCCATTATTTCTAAACCAAGATCTGTAAATGTTGATGCCATAATTTAATTCCTATTGTGGTGGTGACTGAACAGGTATCCTAACAGTACCATCCGTGTAATCGTCTCGTCTTCGTCTTCCAATTTGTTCTCCAGCAAACATCTGCACTTCGGCTTTATATTTACCTTCGTATAATTGCAACATATCCATTGGTCCTTTTAAATAACCAAAAGCTTCTGCTAGGCAACAATATAACAGACCATTTGCAAAATTCAAACTTATAAAATTAGTTGTAGTGGATGCACTTAAACCTGTGGGTCTAGCGTTGTAATGAATTTTAAATACATACGTACTATTTGGTATCGGTGAAAGTAAAATAGCTCCTGAAGTTGTGTTTGTAACACCTGTTGCTCCACCTTTCATAGCAAAAAATTTAGGTCTTCCTGTAGCACGTGCACCATTAAATTCATCTAAGTATGTAACATCTTTTTTTTCTAACCATATAGGATTAGTAAGTGATGATGTTCCATCTGCAACTTGTACACCTCTTACAAATAAAGCTCCTGCTGGAACTTGAGCGTGTTCTTGATTAGCTACTAAATTATCCGTTGCTGATGTTCTATAAGCATCAAGAGGTACATCTCTCATAATTCTAGTTTCTGCATTATCAATAATTTGATCTGTAATCGTACTTGTTAATACAGTTGTACTAACTTCAGTATAATTTAAAATTGCTGTGGTTAATGTTGCGTAAGTAAATCCTGCCATTATGCTATTAGAGTTGCTGGACCTGCCGAGCAATTCTCTCCTCCTCCTGATATACCACCTGTTGTAGCAGTGTTTGTGTCTACAGTAAAGTGATAGAAATCTGTTGTGTTTGTAATATTTCCGCTTGAATCTCTTTTGCCAACTGTGATAGAATAACCAGCAGCTTTTCCAATATTTGATCCTAGTATGCCATCAACTAATGATGGATTAGTAAAAGTTCCACTAGCAGAAAGTGTTCCTCTAAATCTTACAGTATCTCCTGTTGATCTTCCATGAGAAGATTGTGATACATTAATTATTCCTGATGAAGCTGCAATTGTTTCAAAAGGATTAAGTTTTAATAATTGTGCTACAGCAGGCTCTGCTCTAGCCGGTCTAGCATTCATTAATCCTTGAAGATCTCCACCGTGAGGTTTGGGTCTTAGTTGAGGATGTTTGCCTTCAAATTCAGATTTATGTACAAAAGATCCATTCCATTCTTTAACCATTTCAATATACGGAAATTCAAATCCTGATCTGTCTGATATTGCTTTTGCGTATTTTCCTCTTGCCATTATATATTCGGGTAATAGTTTTTAGGAGTTATGAATGTACTAGAAGCAGAGCCATCTTCAGCTAGTGCTCTTGCTAGTTCATCTTCGTATAATAACTTCATTGTTTGAGTTAACTGCGGATTTACTTTTTGACTTAAATAAAAAGCTAATCCTGAAACCATACAAGGTACGAATCTGTATGGAAGATCTGTTGCATCTGTGTAAGTTGAATCAACATCTTGTATTCTTTTTACAAAAAAGAAATTAATAGCTTTAGCAGCGCTAGTTGAATCTGGTGTTGGATAAATTGTAAATGTAGTTTTGTCCACGAACCTTTGAACAAAAAATTGTGAGGGTGTTCCTTTAGATAGCTTACTAGATAAAGCAGAATAAGTTGATCTTGATATTTTTGTAAGAGCAGAGTCTGCTTGGTTAACAGCAGTTCTATTAGTTCTTATTGTTGCTTCAAGAACATCTGCTACACCATAAGTATTAGCAGGATTTGTTACAGCACTTGTACCATCAGAAGTTGCTCTAAAGAAAATATATTCTGATTGACCTTCAACTAAATTAATATCAGCATCACTTACTTCCCAGTAATGAATACCTCTATTACCCCATTCTTGAAAAAGAATGTTTAAAGATCTTCTTGCAGTTTTTAATTGATAACCTGAGCTAGCTTGTATTCCAAGCCTCTCATAAGCTTCTTCGATAATTTCATCTACAGCAAAAGTTTTATCGAAAGTAACTGTGCCAGATGTTGTATTGGCCATAAGCTACCTCCTAATATAATTTTTTAAATTCTGCTATTACCGTATACATGTTACCCGCATCTGCGGCACCTGCAACTACAAGGTTAACATCACTTTGATTACTGTTAGCTGATTTGTCAGTTTTTAATCCACCAAATTCTCTAAAATCCCAATAACCTGATCCTGTTAAACCAATAATAGGTATATCGCCATTGTTGTCTTCTTCATCCATACGAATAAAAGAATCTCCACCATTTCCAGTGTCAGCTGAAAACCATACTCTTTGTAAAACTAAGTGTAAACAAGATGCACCATTTGCATTATTAGCCATTGCTGACACATCTCCAAAAACTGTTGATCCGCCATCTCCGTCTGATTCATTTACGTATTTAATAACCACTCTAACATCATTTTCTTGCATGATAGTTGGTCCTGTTACTGTGTCTGCCATAATCCCTCCTTAATCAAGATTACTGAATGGGGCCGAAGCCCCACTCTAATTAGTTATTAGTTATTAGCTGTTGTAACTGCGATAGTTCCGCCAGTAGTTCTAATCATCATTTTTACAGACATCTGGTCTGTGTTATTAGCAGCTTCAAAATAAATGTAAGATCCAGCTTTGATAGTCGTTTCTGCAGCAGATGCTGTTAAGATAATCTTAGCATGTGCATCTGTAGTTCCTGCTTCACGTTCTAGTACGTTAGTTCCAGCGCCTGTAACAAATGCTTCAAAAGAAGCAGCAAGAAGTTCATTATTTGTATGTACTTGTAAAGTAAGAACTGCAGAAGCAGCGATTACATTGTCAGTAAAAATAATTAAACTTTTATGAGTGTCAGAAGCTAGATCAGTAGTTGATGCTGTTAATGCTAGTGTTGCACCAACATTACCTGTGTATCTTACAACTGATTGGTTAGCTGCAATATTTGTAGCTCCAGCTGCGATTGCAAAATCAGTTCCTACTACACCTGTTCCACCAAAAATAGCACCTGTTTGTGCTGCTGTAAGAACAGCAGATTGATTTGCTACTTTTTCTAAAGCCATTGATAATCTCAATGCTGTGTTAGGGTTTGTAAGAAGATCATCTACGTTTGCAATAGTACCTTGATCGGGTTTACCAAAGTTAAGAGACCATGTAGGATTTAATCCTAAAGGTACTGTGTTAACTCCTTGATTAAAAAAATCTGAGATACCATTAAGTGATGAAGATAAAACAGTTGTTCCACCAACGGAAAGATTTCCGCTTGAGTCGATAGTTGTGTTGTCTGTAATAGCACCTGTAGTTGCATTTTTAGTGATTTGTTTAAATCCCTGTTCTGCTCTTACCGGACCATTAAAAGTTGTGTTAGCCATATTAATATTCCTCCTAGAATATAATAAATGTAGTCCCTAGGGGATGTCGACTATACGCGTCTACATTTAAATTTATTTATATATAGTGTGTAATTTATATTATATTTTTTAATAGAGTGCAAGAGACCCCTTAATAAAAGTGCGATTTCAGCGATGTAGCTTTGTTTCTTAAGTAGCTACAGAAACTTGTGGAGCAACGCCTTCAACGTTATTTTGCCTGTGAGCGATTTCAGCTTCTTCCAGCTTAATTTCAGTAATGATTTGCTTGATTTTATCATCGAGCTTAACCATGTTAAGAGTATATCTATCTTCATTAATATGCTCTTGTTCCCACTTCAACTCCAAGGACCTTTTTGCTTTGTATAGGTCTTGTATCATCAACAACCTCCTCAAAAGTTATTCGACTTATCTCGTTATTATAGTTATTCCCGAGATATTCCCAGTTTATACTTTTTTCTCCCAATTTGTCAAGTATTGATTCTTCAAGAGAAACAGCGTTATCTTCGGCTAAAACATTAAATTTAGCGTAGTGATCGTATGCCCATATATTTACTGTGAATTGTTTCATGATTTTTTCTTTCTAAATATCAAATGTGGCGGAACTATGTCCGCCACATTAGTTTAATGATTATGCTCCTGGCGATCCGAAGATACCTCTAAAGTCAGAGAATCCAAAAGAATATCTCTCTCTAGCTTTGTATCTAACGTTTCCAGTCTCAAAGTCACCTTCCATAGCTGTTTTTAGAGGCGCTCTAACAAAGTGTTTTAAACCGTTAGGCACGTCCGTTTTAATGAAAAACGCATTAGTATCTGTTAAGTAGTGATTCACAGCGTAACCCTGTGGAATCATACCCATAGACACAAGTGCATTCGTATCATTATCAGCTGTTCCAGTTCTTAGAGAAGATTTCATTAATCTCTCCGCAGTAAATTGAAGCGCAGAAGGAATTATCATTTTAACTCCTTTAGCCGCAATTTTTAGACCTCTTTCGTCAGTCATTGCAGCGATGTCAATTAAAGACTGCTCCAATGAAGTTTCGTTAAGATCTGCTGCAGTAGTTAACTCATTTCTAACTGTTCCTGCAACGATAGGGTGATTAGTAGCGCAAAGCTCTTTACCATCTCCACCATTTGCAGTAGCAAACGCATTGTTTAACACATTAGCTGCTTTCACTTGTTTAGTGTTAGCCATTGATCTCGCTAAAGCTTTTGTATATCTAGACGCAAGTCTGTCATACAAGTTATCCTCAATCGCTTCTTCAGTGATTGCGAACGCTAAAGCAAGCGTTTCATGTGTGTACCTAGCTGAGAAAGTTTCCTGTGCTGCATCGTAGTTTACGCTTGATCCTTCAGGTTTAACTGAAGCATTTGCGAAACCAGATAACATCACTTCTTCTTCAAAAGCTCTGTCGCTGTTTTCCGTGTCAAAAATTTCCGCGTGTTCGTTTGCGTAGTTTTTGTATTCCAGACCGAATAGTGCATTCAATCCTGGCTCTAGTTCTTTAACTAGTTGTGCTCGTGATATTGCCATAATTTAATCTCCTATTCGATTATGCTATTGCTGTTGTTAATGTAAACACATGTTCACCAGTATTAAACTTAACGTATGCGTTAGCATTCGCTGAGCCTGTATCACTATTGTCGGGATCTTTAGATATTCCTATCTGTTTGAAACCACCACTAGTTGTAACTGTTGATGTGTCAAGTTCTTGTGTTGACTGTCCAGAAATAGTACTTCCTGCTACTCCTACAAAGTCAAAACCACCATGGTTCATTGCTGCTGTTCCAGTACCATCATGTTGTACTTCAAAAATGATATTTGGATCTGCATACACAGAAGCTACTGTATCAGCTGCTGCTGTGCTAGCTGGATAGAAAGCCTTGAACGTAGGTTTACTTGTTGATGGATCAGTAAAAAACACACCAGCGAAAACACCCAATTGTTGAACGTCTCCAGCTGCCGCTGCTTCAATACCGCCTGCTGTTACGGCTTCTACTACTTGTCCAGTAAATATAGAAGTACCGTAATTGTTAGCAATAGCAAACTCTTCAGTTTGAATATTGCCACTCAAATGTCTTACGGGTTTAAAACCGAAAGCTGCATCTTGATTTGCCATATTATTATCTCCTTTTGTACCTGTCCTTGCGGACCTCCAGTACGATTAATTTAATTCGTTGGTAAAAAAGAGAAAAACTTATTTAATCTTTTTTAGTACCACCGAAGGTTACACGGGATTGTCTATCAACATCGATAGGCATTCCTGGATGTTG